TGAGCGCAATATAAATGAGCTTTTACCATTAGCATATACTGATGCGGCTGTTGAAGTAAAAAGAGACAAAGACGGAAATGTCATTGAGGTCTCTTTCCGTGACAAGCTCCGGGCTATAGAGCTACTTGGCAAGATGCACGGACTGTTCACTGACCGGCAAGAAGTACAGCTTTCAGGGGCAGGCGGGGAGCCAGTCAAGTTTGAGATAGTGGATGCAGATACCCCGCGCGATTGAACCGCTTTTCAAAACACCAAAAACACACAACAAAATCAGAGGCGGACGTGGCGGAGCTAAAACCCGTACCGTTGTTTCACTTATAGTAGAGGTCATGAAGCAGGCGCCACTGTGCGTTATCTGCGGGCGCGAGGTTCAGAAGTCCCTGAAAGAGTCCAGCTTCCTTGCGTTCAAGAATGAGATATACCGTAATGGCTACGGGAAACACTTCAACATCATAGAATCCCAGGGCGTAATAGAATCCGTTGCCGGGGGGCGTGCGGTGTTCATCGGCTTACAACAACACACGGTAGACAGTATCAAAAGTTATGAGGGCTTTCACTGGGCGTGGATTGAGGAAGCGCAGAGCGTCTCGAAGAGGTCCCTGGACGTGCTTATTCCTACACTGCGACAGGACAAGGCGTTCAAGATAAGGATAGGCGATACCGAGCTAGTCTTTCCGTTGCGTATGTTTATATACACGTATAACCCCTATTCATGGGACGATCCTATTGACATGGTACTTCCAGACACTCGCGATGACGTTCAAGCTATAACGATCAACTGGTATGACAACCCGTGGTTCCCGGAGTCACTGAACGAGGAACGAAAAGAAGCAAAGCAGATAATGAACGAGGAAGAGTATCTCCGTATCTGGGAAGGCATACCGTTCGAGAACGCAGAGCAAGCGGTAATGAGCCGGGCGGCGGTGTTACAGGCGATGGAGCGTAAAGTATCACAAGATGGCGGCGTTGTCCTGGGCGTAGACGTTGCGCGGTTCGGATCAGATAGAACGGTTATATACAAGCGTGAAGGGATGCAGATAGTCGGCTGCAAAGTGCTTGAGAAAAAGGACACGCAAGAGATAGCGAGCATTGCCGCAGATTACGCAGATGGCGGGCGGATCATTGTTGACGATACCGGGGTGGGCGGTGGAGTAACAGACCGGCTGCGCAAGCTCGGGGCTAATGTAGTGCCGGTAAACTTTGGCGGCAAGGCGATGGACAAGAAGAAGTACCCGGATATCATAAGCGAGATGTGGTTCAACCTTTCCGGGCTTATACCGCAGATAGGATTACCGAAGGACATGGAGCTACTTTCCGAGCTGACCTCCAGGTACTACAAGTACACGGCAGACGAACGGCGGAAGGTTGAGAGCAAGGACGAATACAAGAAACGCACAGGTAGGAGATCCCCAGATAAGGCAGACGCTTTGATTCTGTGTTTCTACAACCGCGACAACATGGCCGCCGCTCCTACAGTAGCGCTAAGGCTGTAATTGTGGTATAATACAGCAAAGGATGGGCGATATGGACAAAGAAACGTTGAAAACGATATGCGCCGCGATACAGGGCAAGGAAACGAGCTATAGGGCAAACCGTGCCTATGTACGCGGAAAGAACCCGACGATCGCGAACAACGCAACCGGGGACGATCCGGACAACCGTCTGGCTATACCACTGGGAAAGCTGGCAGTTGACAGCATGGTGGGGTACATGATGCCGCCGGGATCTCCTGATATTTACTATGAGCTTCTTGACTCTACCGACGAATGGGACAAGCGCGATGATGAATACAACCAGATAATCAAAGACTGGCGCGATTATAACGACGATGACCTGCATATTGGCGAGATGGTAACGGAGGCCATGAGCCAGGGCGCCGCGTATGAAGTCTGGTGGACAAGCGAAAGCGATACAGCAGGATTCCCGGTAAAACCTGAATGGGTTATGGTGCCTGCATCACAAATCTATATAAAATGGACAAACACACTCAAGCCGGAGAAGGAATACGCTGTCCGTGTTTTCACTGACGGTAAAGACGTTCATGCTGTTGTATATCATCCCTTCTATGCGGAAGGCTGGTCAAAGTCGGAAGGTAAAGACTGGGCGCGGAACGAGGACAACGATCTATCCTATCCGTTCGAGGAAGTGCCTGTTATTGAGGCAAAGATAAACAAGGACGGAGAGTGTTTGTTTGAAGCAGAGAAGCAGATCATCGACCAGATAGACAAGATCATGAGCAAGTCGCTAAACGAGGTAGACAGGTTTAACGCCATGATTGCGCTTTTCCCGTTCATCATTACCCCGGAGATTGCAGCAGAGCTGAAGACAAAAGGGTACTTTCATGGCCTAGACCTATACGATTCTGACAAGTGGCCGCGATACCTGGAAAAGAATCTTTCCGGCGCTGTCGAGTTCTACAAGTGGATGCTAGAGAATCTGGAGCGCTACTTCCACAAGACTTCCAGAATCATAGACTTCACCGATCCAAAGTTTGGGGCAGGCGGGGAAGAATCAGGAAAAGCGCTGGCTATCAAACTCATGTGCATGGAGATGGTAGCCGGTAAAGCAGAGATATATCTCCGACGCTGGTTGACCGAGCGGAAAGGATTCTTTGATGCCTGTATTAAAGCTGGCACAAGCGATCTTGACGTTGATTTGTATAAGGTTGAAATCAAGTGGAGTCGGAATGTTCCTGTATCGGAAAAGGAACGGCTTGAGATAGCGTCAATGATGATGGGGCTGGGCATGACGAAAGAGGCTATCTTGAAGATCCTTCCAAAGACTATTCTTCCTGACTGGGAGCTGGAGCTCGAGGATCAAGACACGATGCCAGCGCCGACTGTTCCGCCTATTCTTGTTGATGTGGAAGAATGACTTATCAATCTTTCGTCAACGAAGGCTATCTACTCACAGAACGCGAGCGCGAGGCAATCGAGTCAGCGATAGTCGAGCAGTATAAGGTATCGCTCAAAAACATCCAAGACAAGATGGGCGCTATGATTTCCAAAGCTCGGGATGCCGGTATATCTCCGAAAGATCAATACAACTGGATAATTCAGTACAACCGCCTGGATAATCTCAAGGCGCAGATTTACGAAGAATACAAGAAGCTTGGAAAGACGGTGGAGCGTTTGCAGATAGAGGCGTTTGATCTGTCTTTCTCGAACCAGTACTACCGGACGGCGTACCAACTAGATTGGAGCGATCCGCTTACCTTTTCAGTACTTGACCCTAACCTTGTACGCTATGCCATGACCGGTGAACTCGAAGCATGGAAAGCAATCAAGACGGCGATAGGCGAGGCAAGCAACTACACCCCGGTAGCCGGAACACTGAAAGCACTGATAGCCGCGAATCAAGACAAGACGCTTAACGCCATATGGACACAGATAAATGCAGGTCTGATAAACGGCGAGGGAATAACCGCGATAGCGCAACGCCTACGGACGATTATTGGGGGCGTTTACAATGGGCAAGTTTACGGTGACTTATACAAAGCCTTGCGGATAGCGCATACCGAAGGGCACCGCGCACAAAACATGGCAGAACTTGCGCGAAGTTACGAAGCACGGGAACAAGGGCTTGACGTGGAAAAGATGTGGGATGCCACACTTGACAGTGCAGTAAGGCCTGAACACGCCGCACTAGACGGCAAGCGCGTACCGATAGACGGAAAATGGAACATGGCTGGATATGAGGTGTCGCACCCTGGAGATCCATCTCTCCCGCCGAGCCTGTCGATAAACTGCCGCTGTCATTCGGTAACAGTCACGAAAGAATACGAACCGAAGGCACGGCGCGGACGCGATCCGGTCACGGGACAGAATCAGGTATTTGATTACAAGACGTTTGAGCAATGGGCAAAAGAAAAGGGATTGAAGCGGAATAAGTACGGAAAACTTTATGCTTGACAGGAAACGGATATACGTTGTATAATCGGGCTGTTCTGGAAGGGTTACTTTTTGGAACGCCCCGCCGTAACACACACTGTCAGGTTTCACTTGACGGAGGAACAACATGGACATTTTTAATGAACTCGTAGCATGGGCTAAGGCGAACGCTAAGGACGGTGTAAACGTCGCAGAGTTTGAAGAACTCGTAAGCAAAGCC